ATCAAGCCGCAGTCGGTCGATTACAGCAAGATCGTCGTTCATCTGGTTGCAGCTTTGCAGGAGTTGAAGGCAGAGTTTGAGGCGTACAAGGCCAGCCATCCGTAGTGGGGACTTTTATGCACGACAACTTCCCAGCCGCCTTAAAGAAAACGCTGAAGTACGAAGGCGGCTACTCCAACAACCCCGCTGACCCCGGCGGCCCCACCATGAAGGGCGTGACGCTGAACCGCTACAGCGCCTTTCTGGGGCGGCAGGCCACGGTGGATGAATTGAAGGCGATCCCGGAAAGCCACCTCCTGGCGATCTACAGCAGCGGCTATTGGGATTTGTGCAAGTGCGACAGTCTGCCGCCAGGGCTGGATGCCTGCGTGTTTGACTGGGCAGTGAACAGTGGCCCAGGAAAGGCTGTGAAGGCCCTACAGCGGCTTTCAGGGGCCACGCCTGATGGTGTTGTGGGTCATAAGACCCTGGCCGCTGTGACAGCCTGGGTGCGGTCCCACGGCTTGAAAAACTGCATCGCCCTGTATCAGAACGAGCGAATGGAATATGTGGAAAGTCTGGCCACCTTCCCGGTGTTCGGCAAGGGGTGGACGAGGCGTGTGAACGACATGGAACAGTTCGCTCACACGCTCATGTAGCGGCTAAATCCGCCCCTTCATTTCGGCCTGAAGCCGGTATACCTCCCGCAGCGGCAGCTTGGCCGCCAAGTGAACGTCATACGGGTCTTTTTTGGCCTTCAGCATGGCCCTGGCTTTTTCCAGCTTCTTGTTGATTGCATTATCGGCGGTTTCCGGGCTTTGCTCCTTCGGCTGTGGCGGAATAATCCGCATGATCGGCGCCATGTTGGGGCCGCGCGAAAATGTTGCGGTCTTAGGCTTGTGACGGGATGCGCTTTCAAAGCTATTGGCTTTGGCAGCCTCACGCGCGACGGCGCGAAGTTTTTGCTGTTCCCGGCGTGTTAGGCCGCCGCCGCGCTTTTCCTTGTGAATTTCCCGCAGCGCCAGCGATATGGAAGCGCGCTGCATTTCCAGCGGCCGTACCGGCAGGTTCATGGTGCTGGCCTGCCGTCGCACCGAATCCCTGGAGGCAATCGGGTTGCCGGGGAACTTTTCTTCAATCATCTGCTTCATCTGGTTGAGCGTGAGAAGCTGCTGCCAGATTTCGCGCAGGTAGTTGCAGCGTTCGGGCGTCCACACCCGGACTTGGTTTTGCTTGTTGGTCTTGGCCACTTCCTTGGCCTTGATCCGGTGCGCCTGCATGGCGGCTTCGTATCGGCTTGGCAACTTCAGGCGCTTGGCTTGGTACTTGACAGCCTTGTAGCCGCCGATCTGCTTGCTGCTAGGAATGGCGTTCAGTTGGCGCAGTAGATCGTGAATGCTAACTGGGTCCATCCAGTGGTCGCGCAGGTACTGCTTGCGTTCCTCGGTCCACACGTCGTTGTTGATGATGTGAAAGCCGCGATTGACGCCATTCCTGGGGGCGTCCATCGTCATGCGCTTGACGCCAAGGGTTGTCGCCAGCGTGTGGATTTGCCTAGCTGTCTTGTATGGCGCGCCCGGCATTTCGTTCAGGACGCGGATGATCTCACTGACATGCAGCCCGCAGGTGGCGTAGTTGTCGCGCATCCACTGCACACGCTGCGGCGTTTTCATCACTTCTCCGGTCTTGATCATGCGATTGTTACGGCGGATTAGATCGTGTTCAGCCATTTTGTCTTTTTCCACACAGTTGCCGTTCCCCAGCCCGCACAACTGCGGTGCTGGTACTGTATCCGCATAAATCTTTGTTTGCGCGCCACGCGGTTGACGAACCTATGTGCCTCGGCAGCGCCTTCTATCTTCGGACTGGCAATCCACTTCCTGACATATGCCGCTGTCCTGGGTTTGCTGGTGTCGGCGTAAGTGAGGCGGTCACGAAAGCGTTTCATGAGGTTTGCTTCGGTGGCGCTTTGCGCGGACACAAAGGCGCCTCACAATCCTTATTGGCACCCGGTGGGCAGATGCAGCCCATTGGCGCAGTCGGCATGCCACTGACGTAAACCTGCTGCGGCGGCGCCATGTATGGGCATGGCCCAGAGTGAGTGCCGTGACACCGATAGCAAAACTGCTTCATGCCCCAGAACATCATTCATCCCCCGGCGGCTGCGGCAACGGGCGCCAGTGCGTTGGTGAATCGTCCAGTGGTTCTATTGCCGGAACGGGCCACCATGTCCAAGTTATGTCGAGAAACGCGACGAATTGCCCATACTTCTGCGACCACACATGAACGGGAAAATGGTTTCTCGGCGCCGTTTCAATCGGCTGCCATCCATCATCTTGTGCTGTGGCTGGCGGCTGCGGCGCGGCGGCGAGCATGGCGTGATATATACGCTTTGCGCGACGTTTTCCCGCCATTGATGGGCCGCCCATAAATACGTTAGGATGATCGTGCGACATGGCGCCTTGGTGGATCATGGCGTCATCCGCTCCCACCGGCACCAGCTTCCACCCCGGCGGCACCCGATATGCTGCGCGCTGCGCCTCGGCCAGCGCGGCGCGCAGGCGGGTGATTTCAGCGGCGGCTTCCTGCGCTACGGGACTAACCATCATCACATTGGATAAAAACACTTCGGGTGAGCGCAGTCGATCCACGATATCAGTCATCTTCAGTCAGCCTAATCCGCGCAGGCTTGAATATCGCGCGGTTGAAGGCCATGAAGCCCTGCTCAAAATGGGTTTTAGCAATTGCAAGCCACCGCATATCCATATCTGGGATAGTTGATGCTTGGCTTTCAATCAGCCGCAATAACTTTTCTTCAAACTGTTTGTTTGTGTTGACCGCTTGCACTTTTTCATCAGGCTGCGCCGAGTATCCGTGTACCGGCAATGGATTGTGCTTAGTCATTGTTGTTCTCCTTGATCGGCAGGGCGCGGATGGCGTTTCGCACCGCCAAAGCGGCACTCATGCGGCCGTGCGCTTCCGCCGCGCTGCAATCGTCCGATATCTCGATTTCCCTGCCGCAATCCGCCGCCCGCTCCCGCATGTCCTCCTGCCCGGCGCGATATACGGCGGCTTCGCGGGCCTGCACTTCGGCGGGGGTGAGGCAGGGACCGAGGTATTCGCAGCAATCAATCACAAACGTCTGCACCTCATGTGGCAGCATAGGTATGTTGTTTGCCACCCATCCGCCCGGATGCCGCCATTCAACCGGTGTGCAAAATGATGCCTCGTGATCGCGCAGCCAATGCCATCCATCCCGCTCTGGGTTTTCCGGCACGCCGTTCCATGCGTCAGTCATTTCCGCTTTCCTCCCATGCGCTGTTGCAGCAGCCGAATATCTAGTGGCATCCATGCCCACTTGATCTTGCGCTGATAGCCAAATCGTCCAAAGCGCCACATGCAGCGCCGTAAAGGGTCACTCATCCCCGCCTCCCTTCAGCGCGCGAATGGCGGCCGCGATTTTTCGCGCTTCATGGTCCATGCCAGCGGCGCATGCGGCGGCCAGATCAAAAGCGCGAGCATTTCCGGCCGCGCTGGCGCGTCGGATTGTATCACGGAACTTCTTGTCTGATCCGTGGGCGTGGCTGTCAGCGACACGCGCGGCTTCTTCCAACGCATCGGCCCGCGCCGCTTCCAGTTCCGCGATGCGGTCTTGGGCTTCCGCCCGTCCAATCTTTATTCCTTCTTCAAGTCCTTCATGGTAATCACTCATCCTCGCCTCCCTTCAGCGCGTCATGGGCAATATTTTGTCGCCGCCTGACTTGTACCTCATAGTAGGCCGCTTTGTTTTTAGGGGTGGCGACACCATCTTCAATCATTCCCTGTAGCCCATAGTCTGAACTGGCAATCCGCAGCAGCGCATCCCGCAGCCGGTCGCGTTCGGCCAGCAGGGCGCGGAGGGTGGCGGCGACTTCGGCAATCAACGGGCTGCCGCCATAAATGTGGTGGCCGGTTAGCGTGTCTGCCATCCGCTCCACCGCCTCGCGGCTGGTGTCAGTCATGGCTGACATTCCTTACATCAACGCCGCCGCCATCCTTGTAGCTGCTCAGTCCGGTGTCCTCTGAAACAAAGTGAATAGAATCCATAGCCATTCCACGCACGATCACGGCCGTCTTTTTGAGACCGGCACCAACGTGATAATCATGGATCACTGCCACGACAGGCAGGCCGTCAGTTGTTTCAACAGGCTTCGTCCAATCAATCGACATTGCCATTCTCCCGCTCATTGATCAGTTGTTCCAGATGCGCCGCACGTTGCATGCAGCTAAAATATTCCATGCTGTCCGGCTTCGATTGCCGCGCAAACTCCAGGCTTGCCTTCAGCCGCCCGCGCAGTGTGGAAATCGAGCAGTTCGCGTCGATCCACTCGGGCTGGACGTAGGGTTCGCGTGAACCCGGCGTAAACAGGGGCTTCATTGCATCCTCTCAATCATTAAAATGATGGGCGCCGCGAAATATCCGGCGGCAAACATAATGGCTGCCGTCACCAGCACTGGCCACGCCAGCGTGGTGACGTACTCCCATGTGGCGCTAAACATTGTCGTAAGCCGCTTCGATGAACTTGTAGATGCTGTTCAGTTCGCGGATGATATCAGCCTGAACCTTGTGGTTCGGTGTCTTGTGGTGCTGGCGCGTTTCCAGCAGGTTCAGCACATCCTCAGCGGCGCAAACAACGTCGGACCAGTCATCGCTGCGCTCGTCCATTTCGCGGTCAAACACCACTTCGTTGTCGCGGTTGCGGCTGAAGTAGTTGCTGTCGGCGGCGTGGCCGTAGATGGCGTTGCCAAAGAGCTTCTGAGCGCGTTCCAGATCAGTCATGATGATGTTCCCTCAATCAGCGTCGATGGAGGGAACCTATCGCACCCTGAGAGGGGCTGTCAACGGGTTTCGGCCAACTTTTTTTCAAATATTTTGGGAGGCGCCCCAGCGGGCCAAAAGGGCCGCGTCGGCCCTACCTTCGTCCTTCACCCTGGTGAAATAGTCGGCCCCAGGCCAGTACCGCTGGGCCATCATACGGCAGGCCCCCTTGTCCGCAGGGACGCCCGCCTGACGCTTCCACGTTGCCGGGCGCACCATCCGTACCGGCAGGCCCATGGCGGCGCACACGCCCTCCAGAATGCCCGCTGAGTAGCCAAAGTTATACATGCTGGTGACGCCCTGGCCGGGCATGGCGCCAACCTGTTCGATGACCACTAGATCGGCTTGACGGCTCTCCAGCAGCTTCGCCAGGGCGGCGGCATTAACCTTCTTTTTGCCCGCCACTTCAATTGTAGGCATATCCACTACATCAATCAGGGCGGTGCCACTGACACCCACCCAGGCAATCGCGCCGTTCAGGCCGGGATCAATCGCGCAGACAATCATTCTGTTTTCGCCCACTTTGCCAGCAGCACCGTAAAATCAGCGTCGCGCCGCTGCACTGTCACAAGGGACTTGTCATCCACCAGCGCCCGAAACCGCGACACTTCGGCGTCATCCATGCACCAGTGCCAATGGCTGTCGTCGTACTTGCGCGGGTTGCGCGCCACGATCAGCCATTCAGTCAGACTGATTTGACTGATGGTCCTGGCTTCCAAATGTGTGCGAATAGCGGGATCGGCCGCGAGGCCGACCCCTTTGAACATTTCAGCCATTCGGAACCTTCGCCAGTTCACCAGCAATCGCAGCATAGCCAGCCGCATCAACGTAGTGGTCGCGGATCGGCTGCCCCTGCTCAGAGCGGGCGATCTTCATCAACACCATGAGTACCGCAACATCGTGTCCAGATAGCGAAGCATGGGGATTGCGGCGGACGCCCAGATAGGCATTCCACAGATCAGCAATGCCCTGAAAGCTGCGCTCTTTTTCCCCATGCGTGGCATTCCTGGCGCCTTCCACAATGTCCGCAGCTTCCCGCAGGATGCTGCCAGCAAGCGCCCCAGAACGGGGCGCTTCCATGGAAACAGGGTTGTCAGGATACCGGGTGTAAAACCCGGCAGACTTTCCAAAATCATCACCCATTGTTCAGGCTCCGGATCGCGGCGCCGCCCAGTGGCGTGCTGGCAAACTCGCCGAGCGCCTTTTCGTAAACGGCGATCATGGCTTCCAGTTCTTCCACCTCAGACGCAGCCTTCTTGCGGCGCGCAAGAATGGCCTTGATCACCTTCACGTCGAAGCCAGCCGACTTGGCTTCAGTCATGATGTCCTTCTGATCGTCCCGCAGCGCCTTGATTTCTTCGTCCAGGCGTTCAAAGCGTTCAATAATGCTGTTGAGACGTTCGCCAGCGATGCTGTTGTGACCTTCGTTCATAGTTTTTCCCCTCTAAAACGGAATGTCTTGTTGCCAATACTCGCAGGCATCCTGCGTGTTAAGAAACTCTATGTCAGGTTTTGCATTGAACTTTTTACATTCTCCATCCATTCCAAAAAAATCGCAAGTATGGCAGCAGCGAGGTGGACCTTTTTGCACCCACTCACGCCACTGTTTCAGGAACTCAGGTTCCGGTGGCTTTGTGTCTTTTACCATTCCCTCTCCATTACCCTGAAAAATTTACCATCAAGTTTATACTTGATGACCGCAGGCGGTTCCCCGCCGTTCATCAGCTTCACCAGTTGTTCTAGTGTGCCGATTTCGCTGAAGTTGACTTCCAGGCCAGACTTCATGGCCATGCTGGACAGTAGCGCCCTAGCCTTTTGCCCGGCGTAACCTTCATGCGTTACCGGCAGATATTCCACCACCGGCAGGTCAGACAGAGCGCCATAATAGTTGACCTTAAGCATATCCTTGCCACTGGCGCGGCTGGTATGCTTCCGCCAGGACCAGCCAGTGACATCCATGTCGATGCCATCGAAGCCCATGATGTCCACATCACGCAGCTTTAGATTAGGGCCTTCCTTTGCTGGAAATGGCGTTCCGCAGCATGTGCATTCCTTCACAGACACATGACACAGTTCGCCGCAGCTTTCGCACTTTTTGGCCGGTATGTTTGCCGTGCCTTCTCCCGGCTTTTTTGGCGGCTGCACAGCCGTGATGGGGCCATGCTTCTCCACCACGCCAGCGAAATCCAGCACCAAACAGTGATCAGTGCGGGACTTTAGGCGCATACCACGGCCCGCCATCTGAACGTACAGACCAGCAGACATGGTAGGCCGCAGCATGGCAATCAAATCAATGTCTGGATAGTCGAAGCCGGTTGTCAGCACATTGGCGTTCGTTAGCGCCCGCACCCGACCAGACTTAAACTCATTCAAAATCCATTCCCGGTGTCTCTTTGGCGTGTCGCCAGTGACGCATTCCGCCACAACGCCCTTGTTGTTCAGTTGCTCCGCAACTGCCTTGGCGTGATCCACACCTGTGCAAAAAAACAGCCACGCCTTGCGGTCGCCCGCCAGTTGAATAACTTCATCCACCACAGACTGATTTAGACTGGCCACGTTCACCGCCGCCTGCAACTCAGATTCGATATACTCCCCGCCGCGTTTATGTACGCCAGTCACGTCCAACTTCGCCTGCGTCACTTTGCTCCGCAGTGGCGCCAGATAGCCCTTGTGGATTAGTTCTTCGATGCTGACTGGTTCAAGCAAATCATCAAACAGCGCGGGCTTGTCAGTAATCAAGCCATGGCCCAGCCTGAATGGTGTGGCCGTGAGGCCAACAACACGAAGGTTAGGATTGATGGCCATCAGATCAGCCAGCAACATCCTGTAGCCGCCAGTGTCCCGATGGTTCACAAGATGACATTCATCGATGATCACCAGATCAATGTGACCCAGCATCTTGGCCTTCGTACGCACGGACTGGATGCCAGCAAAGGTAATCGGTTCGCCCAGATCGCGCCTGCCAATGCTGGCGCTATAGATACCAAGCGGCGCGCCAGCCCAATGCAGCTGCATTTTCTCGGCATTCTGTTCAATCAACTCCTTCACATGGGTCAGCATCAGAATGCGTGTTTCAGGCCAGTTCTGAAGCGCATCCTTGCACAATGCCGCCACGATATGGGACTTGCCAGAACCTGTTGGCATAACCAGACATGGATGCCCAGTGTTGCCAGCAGAAAACCACGCATATAAAGCGTCGATAGATCGTTGTTGATAGTCGCGCAGCATCACTTGCTAATCCTTGCTCCCGGCCACGCGGCCCTTATTTCTTGAACCAAATCATGCGGATTGGCGCAGGCAGATGGGTTTGCGATCAGTTCGCTGCTGGCAAACACTGTCGCATCACCCTCTCCATTCACCACATCCTTGCCGTCAATGATGTATGTGAATGTCCACTCCGTCGGGCCTTCCTTCACATCCCACGGCACCAGATCGTAGTGCAGCACATGGCTTTCGCAGCCTTCGTGCTGGTGTTCCACAGGAATGCCATCAGAATCCCACCGTTCGCACCGCCATGTGCTGTCTTCCTTCGGCGTGGCGTGCGCGCATGTGCGGCAGTTGACTTCTTGTGTCAGTTTTGACTGATGACAAAAATCATGCGCAGGACACCACTTGCAGATGTACCAGCTAGGATCAGTGGACAACGGCGGCGGCATGCGGTTGTCCATCGCAATGCGCTGCCCACGCGCTACCAAGCCTTCTGCCACTTCAGGAACGTACCGCACACGCTCTGTGTACATGCGGTCATCGTCCTTGCAGACGGCGACATAGAGCGCGCGGTCAATGAAAGTTCCATGCATGTAGACCTGCATCTGCGCCCAGTGCTGCGGCTTCGCTTTCTGCACGCCATCGCGCTCAAGAGCGTCAAAGCTCTTCTTGTTGTGCGTTTTGAACTCCGCGATGTGTCGCGTCTCGCTCGCCTCCGGAACGCCGCGTTCGATTATGGCGTCGGCACTGCCGGAGACGTGAGAGCCGAAGTTGACGTAGGCCTGCCGCTTGGAAAACTCGACGCCGATCATGTCTAGATCCTTCATGATCTGCGCTTCTTCCAAGTGCCCGCGACGGAACAGGCGCATCATCCTCCCGGAAAACTTCTCGCGCACCGCCCACCGGAACGAAAGCCAGATCCAGCGGTCGCACCGGTGTCCAAGGATAGACGCCCCCATATGCGGGCGAGGCTTTTCGGCCTTAGCCTCATGCGCTGCGTCGATTAGGACGGCGATGTCGTTCTTTGCGGGAGGTATCTGGACCATTATTTGGTTTCCTTTCCTTCGAGAACCGCGCCGGCATACTCAGCGATGCAGGCGTAGCAATCCTCGTACATGCGCAGATCGTGCGGGCACGCATCATGCCTCGACGGCGCGCCGTCCTGTCGCCATGCTCTGCCGACAGGGCGAGGAACATCGAGTTCCAAAATCCGCCTCAAGGCGGCGCGGAGGCGTTCAATTTCGTTGGCAGCACCCCGAAGAAGCAAGATGTCCTCTATTGGATAGCTGTATGTCAGATTTGCTCTGGCTGTTAACCGCGCCACGAGATCACCCGTCGTCATGTTAGCTCCTTCACCCATGCATCAACGCCCTCGGCCCAATGCCGCAGTGTAACTTCCGCCGCGCGGTATTTTACCCAGCCGGTTTCGTCGTCTTCCCAGTGCAGCGAACTCGCCGCCTCGTTCAACGCCAAAAGAGCCTTTGCAATTGGTGCTGGCAATTCAACCGGACCCTTGTCCGTTGGATATGTCTTCGCGATCCCAATCCCCTTAGCCTTGTCGTCCATTGACATGTTCTTGGACAGATGAACGCGAGCCTCATTTATCCAGTCGTGCCACAAAAGCCCGAAGGCTGTTTGAACGACTGTCTGAAGGCGTTCAATTTCGTCAGCGGCTTCCCACAACGTGTCCAACTCTTCGTTGGTGTCTACCGTCATCTGGCGTAGCCTGTCGGAAAGCGTGTCCCTCATCACTTCTCTCCCTGTTCTGTTAGGGCGGCGCGGGCACGCTTGTAGGGCTCCGGGTAGGAGTGTCGATCAATGCCAGCCATATCTGCCATACAGTTGAATACGTCCTCGGCCTCGCACAACAGATCGTTTAATATGTTTTTCAGACTTGCATTCTCGGCGGCGAGCTTTTTGTTAGTGCGCCAGACCTTGCGTTTCTCTGCGCACTCAGGATCGGCCAGCGTTTGCT